AGTAGCAGGAGCCATCAAGCGAGGATTAACTGAATTAACTTGGACTACACCATCTGGTTTTGTCGTTATACAACGGCTAATGAAACCAGAGATACAAGAGATTAAACTTCAGTTACTTGGTCGATGTAAGATTTGGCTAGCTGTCGGTGATTCTGATACAGTTGACCTTGCTCACCACAAGAACGCAACAGCGCCTAATCTGATCCACTCATTAGATGCCTCACTCTTGCATCTATCTGCGTTGCGGTTTGACGCACCCATCGCACTCATCCATGACTCTGTATTGTGCAGAGCCACAGACATGTCTACATTGTCTACGCTTGTGCGTGAGACATACATGCACCTGTTCGCAGAGCATGATTACCTGAATGACTTCGCTCAACAAATTGGAGCGGAGACTGCACCACCGATTGTAGGCGACCTTGAGCCTGAGTCGGTTATCGAATCCACCTACTTTTTCTGTTAATGGCACGCACCATCCACAAGACCGAACAGCCTGTTGTCCTTGAGGGATACCAAGCTGTACTGAAGCCGGGTAAGTTCGGCTACAAGCTGTCTGCAATTGTCGATCAGGCAACTGTTGATAAGCTCGAAGATGAGCGCACTGAAGTCCTTAAATGGGCGGAAGGTAAGCTCAAGAACCCTAAGCGTTCCACTCTCAAGCCTGAGCCTTGGGAAGAAGTGAGCGAAGGTAAGTATCAAGTTAAGTTCAGCTGGAATGATGACACTCGCCCTCCTGTTGTTGACAGCGAGGGTACGCTAATCACTAACGAGGATACGCCGCTGTATGGTGGCTCCAAGGTTAAGCTGGCATTTCACCAGAAACCCTACATCCTCAAGGACGGTGTGACCTACGGCACTAGCCTCAAGCTGGTGGGTGTCCAGGTGATCGCCCTTAACACCTCTGCTGGTGTTGACACTGGTGACATGGATGAAACCGATGTTGCCGAGCTGTTCGGTAAAACCACTGGCTTCAAAGCTGGTGAGCCGAACATCACTTCCAATGACGAAACTACTACTGACGACGACTTCTGATGGTTACCTTTGATTGCGTTAAAAACGAAGAGCTTGGACTCTACGAAGGCATCCTGTGTGTCAAGCTGCCTGAGATCAGTGTCACCCGCTATAAGGCGGATCGCAACGACTTCAAGTATGAGATGCGCCGTGCTGTCTCTGAGATCGTTGAAGAGATCATCGAGAAACAACTTAACGACTGATGTTTAGATCAGGCTTGGAGGGTAAGGTCGCTGACCTTCTCTCCAGCTTGAAGGTTAAATACGAATACGAAACAACTAAACTCGCATACGTTCTTGAATGCAACTACATCCCCGACTTTCTTTTGCCGAATGGTATCTTTCTAGAAGTGAAAGGACGCCTGACGAGCGAGGATCGCCGCAAGATGAAAGCAGTGAAGAAGAGCAATCCCAAGTTAGATATTCGCTTCGTCTTTCAAGCACCCTATAACAAGATCTATAAAGGATCGAAGACAACATATGCCAAGTGGGCGGAACGTAATGGTTTCCCCTGGGCGTCATATCAAAGTATTCCTATTGACTGGCTCAAATGAGCGAGAGCGAATTCATAAGGCACGAGCCTTGTATCCACTGTGGCTCATCGGATGCGAATTCTTTGTACTCCGATGGTCACAGTTTTTGTTTTTCATGTAACACCTACACCCCTGGGGAAGGGGAGGTTGTTCACAATCATCAAAAAATGACCACCAATGTTCAACTACGTGGCTCAGCCGAACGGCTGCAGAAACGACGTATCTCCCAGAAAGTCTGTCAAAAGTACAGAATCCACAAAGACGGAGACGTTCTACGATTCCATTATTTCAACGAGTCTGGAGTTCTTCAAGGTTGTAAGATAAAGACCAAAGACAAAGTATTCACCTATGAAGGACAAGTACCTGGAACCCTCTTTGGACAACACCTCTTTCCTGCCACTGGAAAACGAGTCGTTATCACCGAAGGAGAACTCGATGCAGCTTCGTGTAGTGAAGCTATGCCGACTTGGCCGATGGTATCATTACCTAGCGGTGCCGCTTCGGCAAAGAAGTCGATTCAACGGGTTATCCCCTGGCTCCAGGGTTATGAGGAGATTGTCCTGTTCTTCGACAATGACGAGGCAGGCTGTAAGGCGGCGGAGGACGCAGCAGGGGTACTACCACCTGGCAAGGTCAAGATCGCACGTCTCGAAGCTTACAAGGACGCATCTGATGCATTACAAGCGAATGATGCTGAAGCCATAAGACGGGCAATCTGGGATGCCAAAGAGTACAGACCAGATGGGATCGTTGATGGCAAGTCTCTACTAGAACTAGTCACAACACCTACACCTCCTGCTGATCATGATTACCCCTTCAACGGATTACAGCAAAAGTTACACGGGATCAGGTATGGCGAGCTTGTCACGATTACTGCAGGTTCTGGGATCGGAAAGTCCTCATTCTGTCGGGAACTATGTACTAACCTTCTCAACAAAGGCGAGCGGGTTGGATACCTGGCACTTGAGGAGTCCAATCGACGAACAGCTCTTGGACTCATGTCCGCTGCAGTCGGTAAATCTCTCCACATAGGAGAGCACGATCGAGAGACACTAACTAAAGCCTACGATGACACCCTTGCTAATTGGAATCTTTTTCTGTTTGATGGCTTTGGTTCTTTTGATCCTGAGCTTATCTATAACCGAATCGAGTATCTCGCTACAGGACTTGACGCGAGAGTTATTTTTCTAGATCACTTGTCTATCTTGCTGTCCGGTTTGGACGGTGATGAGCGGCGTATGATCGACACAACCATGACCAAGTTGCGCTCCCTTGTCGAACGTACAGGAGTCGCAATGTTCCTCGTCTCCCACCTCAGGCGAACATCATCTGATACCAACCACGAGGAAGGAGCACGTGTTACACTTGGACAGCTGCGCGGAAGTGCGGCAATTGCACAACTCTCTGACGGAGTTATTGCACTCGAACGCGACCAACAGACCACAACTGGAAACAGTAATACAACAGTGCGAGTCCTTAAGAATCGCTATTCTGGCGAAGTTGGCGTCGCGTGTAATCTGAGTTATGACCTATCCACCTGTAAATTCAATGAAACTCAAGCAGAACCCGAGTTCGATCCAGCAACGGATTTCTAAACCTAACCCACCTACTCCTGAAGCAGTTGCGAAAGCACAATTCATCGACAAGACATACCACTGGAAGGGATCGGCAGCGAATAAAACTGCTGACGTACAACCTTCTAACTAATGGACTGATCTTTGTCACAAACCTATTTATTGTTGCTGGTGTAATAAGACACTGGAATGACTACTACCCTGATTTTTGATTTAGAAACGAACGGGTTGCTACATGATCTCTCCTGCATTCATTGTCTGGTCATCTACAATGTCGAAGCTGACCAAACCACTGTGTACAATGACACAGGTAATACAGAACCGATTGTCCGTGGCATCTCCTTTCTTGAGGAAGCCGATTGCATAGCAGGACATAACATCATTGGGTACGACATACCCGCTATCAAAAAACTGTACCCCTGGTTTGAGCCAAAGGGTACGGTCATAGACACGTTGTTACTGTCCCGTCTGTATCATGCAGACCTGCTTGCAATTGACCGCAAACGTAACTGGAAAGGTATGCCTATGCAGCTCTACGGACGACACAGCTTGGAAGCCTACGGTTATCGCCTAGGTGAAGCCAAGGGTGAGTTCGGCAAGACTGCTGACTGGTCTGACTGGTCACAAGAGATGCAAGACTACTGTGTGCAGGACGTTGTAGTAACAAAAAAACTATGCAAACATTTCCACCCTTACCTGACTGGTGCTCGCTAGAGCATCGAGTCGCACAGATCCTTACTCAGCAAGAACAGCATGGATGGTACTTCAATGAGCGACAGGCGTACGAGCTTGAATCAACTCTGCGAAGCGAACTGGAATCTCTTACAGACTCATTACGAGCAAGGCACCCTCTCATTGCAGGAGCGGAATTTACTCCTAAGCGAAATAACAAAACTTCTGGTTACCATGAGGGATGCACCTTTACTCGTCTCAAAGAGTTCAATCCAACAAGCCGAGATCACATTGCATGGGTAATGCAGCAGCACTACGGCTGGGAACCTACACAGTTCACAGACAAAGGTAAGCCTGTTATTGATGAGGTAGTTCTCAAGGACATTGGTACGCCGATCGCCTTACAGTTCTTCCGTTGTCTTGAGCTAACTAAATCACTTGGCATGTTGTCGGAAGGCGTCAATGCCTGGTTAAAGTTAGTAAGAAACAACAGGATTCATCACCACTGTTCAGTTGCCACGAACACATTTCGTTGCGCTCACCGTAAACCAAACCTCGCCCAAGTACCAAGCGATGCAGACTTCAGAAAACTATTCACAG